CTGCATTAGTTCCTGACTTTACAACAACTATTAGAATACAATCTGTAGGGGATTGTACTAACCACATTGACATACCACTGTATGCCACTACAACAACAAGTAGTAGTACAAGTAGCACAAGTAGTACAACAACAAGTACTACTACTATTGCTAATACTTGTTATGCATTCCAGAGTGATCCATACACTACAACATTTACAGCTCAATATATAGATTGTAATGGTGTTATTCAAACAGTTAATGATACATGTTTCTCTCCACCTTGTACATATACACTGTGTGGATTTTCTGTTTTATCTAGTAGTGAACTTATGAGTATTATAGGAGTTTGTACAACAACCACAACAACCACAGCTGCACCTACTACAACAAGTACTACTACAGCTGCACCAACCACAACTACAACTACTACTTAATTATATAATAAATAAAAACATGACAATATTAATAACATTGGTTTTACCACCTGGTGGGGACGCAGGTCCTTTCAATCTTTATTCAGATACAGATGGATACGTTGTTGCATTTGCAACAAATATATCTGCTTCAGCTTTAATTGCTGGATATACAGCTACAAACGTACCTGATGGAACAACTATAATTAAAGTACAGTCTGTAGGAGTGTGTACAAACTTTGTTAATGTACCAGTGAATGTGCTTCCTACTACAACTACAACAAGTTCTAGTAGCACATCTACCACTACAAGTACTAGTACCACTGCTGGTCCAACTACCACTACAACTAGTAGTAGTTCAACAAGCACAAGTACTTCTACAAGCACAAGTACATCAACTAGCACTTCTACAAGCTCAACCACCAGTACATCTACAACATCAGTTCCTACCACTACTACCACAACTAGTCTTGGTGCATGTACAAAATATAACACTGATGGTCTAGATACAATAAATTATATAGATTGTAATGGTGATCCTCAAACAATTGTAAACATTGAAATTGATTTTTGTGCACAAGCTGGTACAGTAACAGGTACTGGTGTAAGTATAATTACACCAAACGATTGCGTATAATAATTTTATAAAATAAAAAATCATAGTTTGTTGGTTTTCTGTGATTTCTCCTCAAGATCTTCTTGGGGAGTTTTTGTTTCTAACTAATTTAGTTATAAATAATTAGAGCTCTAACTAGAATTATTTGGAATATATAAAAACTATTATTTATCTTTACAATATTTTTTAACTAATATGAATATATATGTCTGAAAATCAAAGCTTATTAGGTCAATTGGAGGAATTGCTGACAATGAAAAGAAGTAAAAAATTCTATGCTGAAAGACTTGGAATAAGCGAATTTGAAGTTAATGAGCTCTTAAAGGAGCTTAGAGAAAAGGACAATTATCAAAACGTAGAAGGAAAAAACTACACAGAAGAACGAAAAGTAAATGTTGAAAAGGGTACAATAGAAAGTACAATCATATCTGATTTTGATCCTAAAGATGATCTTGAACTAGCTAAGCTACACAAGATAAACCTAGACAAGTATGTCATCACAAACTACTGGTCTAAGATGCTACCAAGTGGGAAGTTCACTTCCTCAGTCTTTTCTAAGAGAAAAGAAGCAAAAGATTACTCCCCTGAAGACTTTGCTAAATTTTTAGAGAATTATATTCCTAATAACATAAGAGTTATTAATAAACCAGTATTAGATGAAGAAAGTTTAGTGGATGTTGAATTATCTTTATCTGATTATCATTTAGCTAAAAAAGTTGTAGATGGAGATAATTGTCCATTTAAAAGAGCTTCAAACTATTTAAAAATAGTGGAAGATTTAATTACCAAAATAAGAAAAAATTATAGTATTGAACATATAGTTTTTCCTATAAGTAACGATTTTTTTCATACTGACAATTATCAAAACCAAACTACAAATGGAACTCCTCAAGATACCATCCTTGAATATCATTCTGAATATGAATTAGGATTTTCTTTATTAGTAGATACTATTAATACATTAAGAGATCATTGTAAAAGTGTTACAGTAGTTTTAGTACAAGGTAATCATGACAGGACTAAATCTTTTTATTTAGCACATGCATTAGAAGTTTTCTTTAAAAAAGATTATGATGTAAACTTTATAAGAGAACATAGTGTAGTAAAAGCAGTAGTATTAGGAAATACATTTATAGGATATCATCATGGTAACTGTAAAATAGATGATTTGCCTTTATTATTTGCAACTCATCCTGAATATAGTTCTTATTTTGGAGAAGCTAAATATAGAGAAATCCATACAGGAGATAAGCATCATTACATGGCTAAAGAAATAAAAGGAGTAAGAATACAACAAATGCCAAGTCTTTCATTTACAGATAGATGGCATATGGATAATAACTTTGTACATTCAATTAGAGCAGCATTAGCACTTGTTTATGATAAAGAAACAGGAAAAATTGCAGAATTTGAATCAAGAATATAAATAATATGGCAACATTAAGAAAGTTAGTATCAGATGTTAGAAGTGTCCACAAGATACTTTCGACTGACTCATTAATAACAGATCGTGCAATTGCATCTGAAATAAGAAATAACTCTTTGTTATTAATCAAACGTGAGACAAACCTTAGAAAACTTTGGGCAACTGATACATTGTTCACTACAATTCCTTGTTTAGAGATGGTAGAAGTACCCATCTCTGAATGTTGTAACTATGTAGATGAGTGTAGTATTGCAAGAACTAAGTTTAAACTTCCACGTATATCAGAAGGTAATTACCAATATGTAATACAAGGAGTTTATTCTATCAATGCATTAGGTGGCCAAGGAAAGAAGTTAAAAGAGATCACTGTCAATAGATATATCAATCTACTAAAGCTTCCTATAATTAAGAAAGAAGAATACTTCTGGATATCTAATGGATATCTATACGTAAATAATCCATTGCTAAAATCAATCAGGTTTGTAGCATTGTTTGAAGAAGATGTAGAGAATGAAATCATGTATCCAGAATGTGGATGTGGTTCTCCTGATTATACAAATGAACAACTATGTATGAACCCATTAGACAAAGAGTTTGCTCTTCCAGGATATCTAGAACAACAAGTGTTACAGCTTACATCACAAAAACTTCTTTCTACTTACTTCAATATTAAAACAGACATAAGTCAAGAAGGAATAGATGGCCAAGCACCAAACTCAAAACCAACTAATTAATGAGAACAAAGGTTGATTGGAGAAGTTCTAGCAAGGACAGTTATAATAGTTTCTGTAAAAAACATCCATCTGTAAAACTAACATATGATGAATGGAGAAACGTCTTATACACCTACAATGAATCTTTTAAAGAATACATATTAGAAACAGGAGAGAAGGTAAAGCTTCCTTTTGGATTTGGAGAGTTCTCAATCAACAAGAAGAAAAGAAGAAAACTAAAGAACAATGTAGATGGTAAAGAGTTTGTTAATCTTCCCATAGATTGGCAAAAGACCAAAGAGAAAGGAAAGGTGATATATAACTTCAACTACCATACAGAAGGTTATTTTTTTGGTTGGATGTGGTTTAAGAACACAGCACGCTTCAAGAACTCTGATCTATGGTATTTCAAACCTTCTAGACTAACATCAAGACTTCTGTCACATTACTTAAAGACCAACGACAAGTATCAATACATCTACAATGAATGGAAAAAATAATGAACTATGTCATACTACTATAAATACAATTTCGTATCCCCAGAGCCTGTCTATTCAACAGTTAAAGAAGAATTAAAGTCTTACTTTGACACTGGTGCAGTGGATGATCTTTTATTCCCTACCTACTTAGACAAATGTCTCAAGAAGTTAGGAAGAACTACATTTGTAATAAGTGAAGAGATCTTATATATAGAAGACTTTGAAGCTAGACTTCCTGATAACTTTTATGCTGTTAGAGAAGCTTGGATGTGTACAGCAGTGAATGGTTTTCCATATCAAGATGCTAACTCATTCTATTCACAAGCAGCCAATGCAACAACTATTCAGGTGTCTCCATTAACTATTGGAGGTACTCCTTGTACTAATCCTGGTTGTCAGAATTCAGCTTGTGATGGTACATGTATGCCAACATTAGTACAAGCTGTATACAAAACAAATAATAGTACACCTAGACAGTTTGTTCATGAGTATTTACTTAGACCTGGTAATATATCTGCAAGACAAAACTGTGGTGTAGATTATACAAGTGCTTGGGAATTCTATGCTGAAGCTCCTCCTATTCATGAATTTACTCCTGGTGCTGCCAGTTATGACTCATTTGATATTAGAGACAATAAGTTTGTAACCAACTTCAGAAATGGTGTTGTTCACTTGTTGTTCTATGCTACAGAGTATGATGAGATAGGGAACCAAATGATTCCTGATAACTATCGTATAAGAGAATATGTAGAAGCATTCATTAAGTTCAAAGTGTTTGAGATGCTTACTAACCAAACTAATGATGAAACATTCAATCAGTTACAACAAAAGATGTTATATCACAAGCAAGCATATGAAGAAGCATACATCATGGCTGAGATTGAAATGAAGAAACAATCTCCTTGGGAAAAACAAAGAAGAATCAAAAATGATCTTAACAGATTTAATATGTATGAGCTTCCTAATCGTACTAACAGGTATGGTAGAAGACGTAATAATTAATACACATCATGGCTGAAGAACAATCAAAAAATAACATAACTCAACATCTTGGCACTGCAATTACTGGTTTAAACTTAGATAGCTCTGTAAATCAAGTTAAACAGGGTTCATTAACCTATGCGTTAAATGCTGCAATTGAAAATTTTGATGGTAACATAGTTAACTATCAAAATGAAATGGGTAATGATTTATGTGTCACTTTTCCAAAATCTTATTTACTAATTGGTACTCATTTCATTAATGAGAAGAATAAACATATATTCTTTCTTGTAAATCCTTTGACATCAATGAGTCAAATTGGATACATGGAAAACAATGATTGTATCTATCACGTATTAGTAGAAGCTGCATGTCTTAATTTTAATGTTAATAATCCTATACATAAAGTAGTACATAAGATTACAAACTGTACTATAGAGATATATTGGACAGATGGTTTAAACCCAAGAAGATGGTTAGATATAAATAACATTCCTTATTTATTGAAACCTGGAGCAGACCTTTGTGATCCTGAATATACAGACCAATTAGATTGTAACCAACTTAAGATACAACCTAATTTTAGTATTCCTCAACTTAAAGTTGTAGATGTTAGATCTGGAGGAGAACTTGTATCAGGAACTTATCAGTTTGCTATACAATATTGTGACCCTGTTGGTAATCCATATACTTCTTACTACTCAGTAACAAACCCTACTCCTATAGCAGATTTAACAATAGCCACTGTAAATTTCAACACTCCTGTAAGTAAATCTATTGTAGTGGATATAACAGATCTTGATGTTACAGGACAGTTTCAATATTATAATGTAGCTGTAATCAAAACAATCAATAATGTTTCATCTGTTGAGTTAGTAGGTACCTATTTTATTGAACAAAACTACGATCAAATTATATATACTGGAGAGGATCAAACTGCAATACAATTAACTATTGCTGATATATTTGAGAAGTTTCCTTATTATGAAATAGCACAAGATCTTACATCTGTACAAGATATTCTTGTATGGGACAACCTTACATCTATTAATAGAATCAACTATCAATCAATAGCTAGTCAAATAGATGTTCAGTGGGAAACATATAGAATACCTGCTAATGAAAGTTATGAAGATGAATTGAACGCAACCAATCTACGTGGGTACCTACGTGATGAGGTGTATGCACTTGAGATTGTATTCCTATTAAAGAATGGAAAACAAACAGATGGTTTCCACATTCCTGGAAGAGAACAAAACTTTAATGAGTTCTCTCAACCAGATATACCTGATACAAGTGCTGACTTTATTGGTGAGCCTGATTACTATTCAGGTGGTGTAGGATATAGTCCTTATTGGAAAATATATAACACTGCTTCTGTTACTGGATTTTCTCCAGGATATTCTCCTAGCCCTACTTACAAAGGAGCATATCAGTATGGTCAAATGGCTTATTGGGAATCTACAGAAGAGTATCCTTGTAATGTAGATCTTTGGGGTGATCTTGCTGGTAAAAATATCAGACATCACAAGTTTCCAGATGTATTAGTTTCTCCTATAAATGAATCACAGATATTTTCAGGACCTACATCAATGGTGATGGGTAATGATGCTGTATTTCCTATTGGTATTAAAATAGACATTGGTCAGATATCAAATCTTATATACAACTCTAATTTAACTGATGATGAAAAGAGTGAGATAGCAGGGTTTAAAATCATTAGAGGTAACAGAGGAGTACATAAATCTATCATAGCTAAAGGGATACTTCGTAATGTTAACTCTTATATAAGAGAAGACCAGTACTACTACTATCCAAATTACCCATATAATGAAACAGGTCCTGACGTTGATCCATTCTTAAATGAGGTGAATAACGCATGGACAGAAATATGTGAACCATGGGAGATTAATGTAATGGAATTTAATTTACCTGAAGGTCCTGGTCCATATACATATGCAGAGGTTGAATTTACCAATTGTAATAATGATAAACCTGATAAACAAAAGTTTACTACATTAGGTAAACATACATTGTGTTCTATTAGTAGACCTATACCACAAGGTGTTGGTCCATTCAATAGAATGAAGCTTAGAAGAGGAGATACTGAAGAACCTACTCCTGGAACAAAAGTGAATGTGTCTCCAATGAATTATGATGTTTATAAACTTGAAGTTAAGAAAAATAGACTTGGACTTCCTAGAGCTGGATGGAGAGCTCAATGGGAAGACACAGTGACAGGAGTAACTGATTTTTGGGTATGCTGTGGAAGAAGTTATTTTGTTAATTGTATAAAAGGAACTCGACCAGTTAGCGTACAGAATGATACTGATATAATTACTTTAGATAAAGAAGTTAGAGTGCCTGATTGTAAAACTCCAGTTCCTCAAAAACCTATATCTGATAAACCAGAACTAGCATACAGACAAGTATTTAATTCTCCTGAAACATCATTTGGACAACCTTTCTTAGGTGATATATTAAAGATTGAGAATGTGATGTTTGGTAAAGGACTTGGTCACTTTGTTGAAGTGAGAGGTAATGCTAAATATAAACTTCTTACAGAAGAAGCACAAAGAGATGCTCTTCAGGCTTCACAAAATATTGGTAGTATTTCTAGTGGATTCAATGCAACAGCAATGTTCACTGTATACCAATCATATCTAACTATTTATATCAATGGTATTACAAGAAGAAACTATGCTTATTCATATAACTCAATAGCTGATTATAATTATAATGTAGGAGTGGGTAATGATATTACAGTGAATGGTGTTAGAGGTATTAAGCAAAGACCACTTGACATTAAGAGATATCTTATCCCTGGAGTACAATCTGTTGGTGATACAATTAATGTTACTGTTGGTGGAACAACTGTAGTTAAAAACGCTCCTATCAACAATTATAGAAGAGAGTCAACAGTTTATTTAAGAACAGATCTTGATAAACCAGCATTACCATTACCAAGTAATAGTCCTAGTATGATTGTAGGAGGTTCTTCTATTGTTACAGAAAAATCTAGAATAACCATTGGATCAAGTGGAGCATGTGCTAAACCAGCTTTAGAACAAGACATTAGTGTTGTATCTTATTATGCATCACTAAAGAATGTAGTGGTGAATCAATGGGGACAAATATATTCATATAGAACAGTAGACACAGGGTTCCAATCACCTATCAATCCTATTTCAACAGGATCTACAACAGTGTTTGGTGGAGATACATTTATAGGTAGGTTTACATTTAAAACTAAACTTCCTTTCTTTATTGATAATAGAGTGAATGCTCCTGATGATTCAGACATATTTTATGATGAGATTGGTAATGTGGCCTACCCAACATTCTGGCATTCTGCTCGATCTATATTAAAAGACTACACTGTAACACCAGGAGCCATAGGAACATTGTCTAATATTATTTCATACAAAGCTCATAACTTTGATTGTCCTAATAATCAAGAGCCTGGACCAACATCAACCCCTTCTTTTCCAGGACAAGATAATCCTAATAGAACATACTATAATGGATACTTCTATTTGTTTGCTTATGGTATTCCTAACTTCTATTGTGAGAGTTCTTATAACACAGATTTAAGACAAGCATTTAATAATAGAGAAGGTGATTTCTGGCCACACGTATCAACAGGTATTCCTGATGATTGGGTACAGGAGAACTACGTATCAATTGCATTTGATAATACGTACAACTATAATGTAACATTCTCTAAACAAAACAAAGAGAATAAATTTACTAGTCTACCTGCAGACTGGAAAAAAGACTTCTGTTTCACGTACTATCCATTCAGAACTATCTATTCAGATTCTCAGAATATAGATTCTGACAATAGAGTGAATAGCTGGTTGACATATAGATCAGTTTCATATTTTGATTTTCCTCAAAACTTTGGTAACTTAATATCATTAGATGGTATTCAGAACAAAGCTATCCTTGCTAGGTTTGAGAATAAGTCATTGTTATACAATACGTTATTAACAATTGATACAAGTAATCCACAGGCTGCTTATTTAGGTAACCCTTCTTTATTTAGAAGTTCTCCTCCAGTAGACTTTGCTGAAACAGATCTTGGATATGTAGGAAGTCAGAATAAGTTCTTATTGAAGATTCCTCAAGGCCAAATTACCGTAGATGCTAAACGTGGACAAGTATTTTTACTTGGTAGTAATGGAGCAAAAGATCTTACATCGTTCTCTTCAGGGATGAATAACTTCTTTACAAACCATTTAGCGTTTGAGATTCTTAGATATTTCCCAAGTAAGGACGTAATGGTAAATGGTAAACTAGTTACTATTCCAGGAGTTGATGTAGATAATAACTTCACTGGTATTGGACTACATGGTGTATATGATAACAGATACGAAAGAATCATCATAACTAAACTTGATTATATTCCTGTAGATCCTGCTGTTAAGTATGACTATATAACAAAAGAATTCTATGTAGAAGAACCTATTGTTGGAAGTGCTCCACTTAGAGTGGTTGTAAGTTTACAAGATCCTGATTACTTCTGTAACAAGTCTTGGTCAGTTTCTTATAACTTCAACACACAAAGCTGGATATCATTCCATAGCTACATTCCTAATTTCTATATAGGAGAAAACAATTTCTTCTATTCAGGAATCAATGGATGTTGTGATGATTTTGATTTTGTGGCAGGACCAATTGTTCCTAATGCTCCAACAACAACTACAACATCTACTAGTCCTGGACCAACAACCACTACTACATCAACTACTACTGGGTTTAATTGTAACTTAGCTGGAAGTGTTGTAATAACTAATTGTTTTTTATCTGGTAATGGTATAATTACAGTGCCACCAGCACCTCCACCTTGTACAAGACCTACAAACTTATCAGAAGATGATTTTGTTATTGGATATACAATAACATCTATACCAATAACTGTAGTTTCTACAGGTAGTCAATCAGATGCTTGTAATGCAATTACTTATTTAAATAGTATTCCACCAAACACTACAATTAATGAAATAACAGGAAGTTATTCAAGTCTTAGTATTGGATCAACAATTTATGCAGGCTCAAGCTTTAATACAGATTGTACAGTGATTCCTGATGGATGGTATTTTACAAATGAAAGTTCATATTATGGAATAGTTTATCAAGTGGTGAGTGGAGCAATTGCACAAATACAATCATGTTTCCCAACCACTACAACAACTAGTACAGCACATCCTTGTATATCATACACAGCTATTAAAACAACAGTGGGTGTAGTTATAATAGATTATACAGACTGTACAGGAGCACCAGCAACTGTAACTGTTGGACTTCCAGCAGGAGGACCTTCATCAGTTACTTTCTGTGCAAGATGTTGTGTATCCACTCAACCAAATGTAACATTAACTAGTAATGGAAACTGTTAAGCTATGTCAAAAACTATCTCTATAAAGCTAACACAAGCAGGACCTACTGCAGGACCCTTCAATATCTATGACCAATTTGGAAATGTGATAGCTGAAGGTGTATCTAGAAAAACTCTTGTGAGAGGCATAAGCTATATTGTAAATAATGATGTAACAATCATCACTATTAAATCTACTGGTAAATGTAGATCAGAGAAGAGCGTTCCTGTTGAAGATATAACAGTATCGAATTACACAAGTATAAAGTTAGTTCAAACTGTAACAGCATGTGTATGGACACATTTACTTAATATAAGAAACTATAACACCTTCTATGGAAACATAGAACCATACATCATTGAATATCCTTTTGCTTATAAGTTCCAAGATGAGATATTGCAGAACGTAGTTGACTACACTAAGGCATATGATTATTTTCCTATTCCTGATGGTGTGTTTAATGCTAACACAAGAATAGAAACAAATGATAAATACTTCAATAAAGCTGTTCTATATAATGGACAACAGAGTTCTGGTCTTCTTGAGCTTGTAGCAAAACCATTAAATAATTTGCAAGCATATAATCAATATCCTATCTTTAACGCTGATAGTAAAACCATTACATATACTAAGAGTGATAACTTCTATCAGTACAATACATTCTGGGCTTTAGAGAAAAGCTCTCAGATTCCATTATTCAATAGAACATGTGAAAGCTTATCAATTGATAAAGTGATAAATCAAGACAACATGGACTATGGAACAAGAAGCTTCAAGAAATCTCCTCTAAGAGCAAAAGAATTAAAAATTCGTCACATCTTAGATTCATCAAGTACTACTCATCTTGTTTCACAATTTATCCTGGGAGTAGCACAAATCTCATACAAATAATGAAAGGAAAAGTAAAATGCACATGTGGTTGGTCATGGAACAAATCTGATTCTAGTAAAAAAGATATGTATATATGTCATGAGTGTGGCAGAGATAATTCTAACAACATGCAAAATGGTGGTTGGTTAGATAGCTATGCTGATGGTGGAACAATGCAAGAACACCAAGAGAACTATAATGATTATAAAGTTTCTGCTCCTGAAGGAATGGTAGGAGATGGATTCTCTAATGTAGGAAGAAACTATTCTCCTGCATGGGGAGGACAGTTTCAAACTGGTGGATATTTAAAGAAAGTTAAGAAGACAGAAAAAGATCTTCTTAAAAAATATGTAAATCCAGCACAAGCAAGAGCCCTTACAAGAGCTAAACAACAAGGAATTAATACAGGTATACATAATGGACCATTAGATGCTATAAGACATTCTTCAAGTGCAGCTGCTATGTCTTCTGCATTACCTACTTGGACAAACTTTATTCCTGGAGTTGCACCATTAAAAATAGCAGCTACTAATATTGCAGGAGCAGCACATGAACTAAATGCTCCAAATGATTGGAAAGAACATGCATCTGATTTGTATAATAATTTTATAGGAAGTGTAGTTGGAGTGTTACCTGTATCAGAAAAAAACAAACATGATCTTTTGATACAAGCTCAAAAACATGGTGTGTTATCAGACATGGGTGATAAAACACCTTTACGTAAAAGACCAGCAGCTCCTCAATTACCACAGCTTAAGTTACCACCACTTCAAATGGGTGGATCTGTTTATCCAGTTAACTATGTTCCTGAAGCACAGAATGGTAAATTAACTTTCTTACAACCTACTAGTGAGAAGTTACCAGAAGGATATAGAATTCCATATGCTGATCCTAGTTCTGAACTAGCTATGTCTATAGGTGGAGAGAATGGAGAACCAGCTTATTTGATTCCTAGTTTTAAATATGGTAAACCATTATATAACCCTATAGAAGAATTTAAAAAGACAGGGGAACATTTAGGAGGTCCTTTTAAAACATGGCAAGAAGCTGATAAATGGGAACAAGAAGTTAGACATCCTTATGTTGAAAAAGGACAAGATATTCCTATGCCAATTAAAACTTGGGGAGAAATGGCAATGGGTGGTTCTATTCCAGGAGCTGTAGGATTTACATACGCACGTACAAAAGGTATTCCTAGTAATGGCCCTTATGCTAAGAAGACAAAAGCTTCTGCACAAAATGGTCAAGAAATGCAATACTATAGAGAAGGACTTGATTGGAAACCTAAAACTATTAGTCAAAATGGTGGATGGTTAGATGCATATGGTGATAATGTTTATAAAGCTCAAACTGGTAAAAATATAAGAGTAAAAAATGCAGATGGAACTATTTCTGTTATGAATACAGATTCACCTGAGTATAGAGAAATGTATCAATCAGGTATGGTTCAACATCCATCTGCAGGACAAGGTGACAATCCTTATTTTGGAGGGATATTAGATGAAGTTAGTATCACAAGAGCACCAAGAGAAAAAGGTTTTTGGGAACAATACGCAGATAAGATTGCAGAAGAAAATAGAGATGCTGGATTGCTAGGTGCAATTATTGGTACACCTATTTCTGCTGTAACAAGTCTTCCACAACTTGCAGCTACATATGCTTTAACAGATAAAATGCAAAGACCATCAGAAGCTCTTGATGTACAAAACCCTTATGGAGCTTTTGCTGTAGATCTTTTTACTGATCCTATAAATTATGTAGGTGCTGGACTTGCTGATGATGCTTTAAAACTTACAAGTAAAGGAAAAAATTTACTTAAGAAAGGATTTGGCAAACCAGTAAAAGTTGCTGAACAAAACATTGTTCCAATTAAAGATATGTTTATTCAACCAACTCCTCTTAAAGCATCTGAAACTTTACCAAAAGAATTAGAACCATATCTATCTAGCTATGTTAAACCTATAAGTGACGAAGAAGAAGTTTTCAGAATGTCAATGGGTCCTGAATATAAAGCTAAGAAATTAGCAGAAGACACTGTGTATTTAGATCCTGAAGGTAATATTATTTCTTCTCCTAAAAAAACATATACACCTTTTATTGAAGATGAAGATATAAAATATATTAATGCTAAAAAAAATAAAAATATAAATGTTGTACCAGAAGAACGTTCTATAATAAGACGTTCATCTATTATAGATATAAATGATATGAAACAAGGGGGAGTTATAAAAGATGACATGGGACAATGGAATCATCCAGGAGAGATAACAGAAATCAATTCTCCATATATAACAATGAAAGGAGTTCCATATGATGTTCTTGGTATATCAGATACAGGAGATACAAAACTAATGAAGCCAGGAAAGAACTATAAGTTTAAGGGAAAGAAAGTTACAGAATTTCCTATGGCTAAGAATGGATTAAGACAAGAACAAAAAGGTTTGGTTAATCTAGACAATCTAACTAATTTTACAAACTATAACAAACCACAACCAGGTGGATGGTTGAGCAAATACGAATAATTATGAAAGCAGAATTTTTAAAAATCGCTAAGTGTAAAACTGTTAAACAGTTCTACGATAAATATCCAACAGAAGAAGCTTTCTTCAAAGCTCATCCTGAAGCAAAAGCATCTATTAAGAAAGCTCAGTTTGGAACTCTTATTGGTGGAGCCACTCCTAAACAAAGTGTTCCTAAACCTATATCATATATGGACTATCAAGAGTATCGTGATGAAGCTGATAAAATAGTCACTGGAAAAACTCAAGAAGAAAGAGATCAAGAAGCATACCAACAAGCTATGCTTGCTGCTGCTGCCAAAGGTGGTGGAGGTGGCGAAGGTGGTGGTGGAATGGGTAGTTTAAGTAGCATCATGAGTATGGCAGGTATGGCAGCTGGTGGTAGTGGTGGAGAAACTCTTGGTGGTGGAACTGATTCTGCTATGCCTGATCTAGCTATGTCTCTAGGAGGTGGTAGAAATGGAAGAAGAATTCCTGTAGCACAAACTGGATTTGTTGAAGGTATGGGTATGGATAGTGAGAATGGTTATAACGTAGATAATGATGGAAACGTTATGGATGGTAGTTCTACAACTGGTTATGATGCTACGTCTAATGGTGGTGGATTCATGAATACATTAAGTAAGCTAGGAAAATATGCAGGACCTATTGGCCAGATAGGTGAAGGACTTAGTATGCTTAAAGCTGGGAAACAAGCAAGACTTAATGCTGAACAAGAAGCTGCAGTTAGTGATATTGCTGCTAGAGCATCACTAACTAGAGAAGAAGAATCTAAAAGAAGATATGTTCGTCCTGAAGATATACAGAACACAGGAGAAGAGTTCTTCCCTATATATGGTGTAGGTACAAACGTACTTACTAGAAATGGTGGAGCAATTAGAAGAGCACAAGATGGTAGTTATATAACTGGTAATCCAACAGAGATACAAAATACATATTCTCCTGAATATACTCTTTATAATGATCTTGGATATGAGCCATTGGATGATTCAAATCAAGTTAAACAATATTACTATGGTGGAAGATTACATCAAATGAAAGCTGGTGGAGGAGTTCCATGGGAACAAATAGGAGGCATAGCTAATAACCTTGGACAATCTATAATGGGTGGAGAAGATGGTGGTGGTAAAATTGGTAGTACAATAGGAAGCACTGCAGGTACTCTTATTGGTGGACCTCTTGGGGGAGCTATTGGTGGATTTGTTGGTGGTGTGGCTGGTAATCTTTTAGATACAAATGATAGAGATGCTAGAAAAGCACAAGCTAAAACAAAAAATAATGTCCAAAGAATGGCTCTTAATTCAGCATTCCAAGGATTAAATGCACAGAACAATAGATACGTAAGAAATGGTGGTGACATAGATAGCTATGAAGATGGTGGATACATGAACCCTGAATACAATCCACAATTAATAACAATGTTTGGTGACCACACTGCAGAAGACTTTGCTGACTATGCTAATAAATATAGAGCTGGTGGACATCTGAAATCGTACACTGAACCAAGTGAAAGAGCTATGGAGACATATGCTATGGGTGGACAGCTTAAAACTTATTGGGGTGGAAAAGCTGAGACTATGTCTCATAATCCTTATATGCCAGGATCTGGTGAAACAGTAGTATTTAGAGGACAATCACACAATGAGTCTGATAGAAAAGGTAACACAGGTATTGGTATAACATATGGAGAAAGTCCTGTAGAAGTAGAAAGAGGAGAACCTATGTTTGAAATGGAAGCTGGTGGTGAAGTGAATCCTGAAACAGGAAAACCAGAAAACACTGGTGTAGTATTTGGTAATATGCCTATAGATAAAAAAGTAGCAGGACAGTTTAATGACCCAGACCTTATGGAAATAGCAAACAAATATCATGGTAAGAAATTCAAGAACGTTGGAATAGAACTTGCTAAACAAGAAGCTAAACAAAACAAGATTATTGATAAGAACACAAAAATCTTAGATTCGTTTAAAGTGGAGACATCTCTTGATAAAGCAAAATTTGCTGCAATGCAAGCTAATATGGAAGGAGCTGACGCTACGCTTAGAAACATAGCTAATACTAAAATAACATTAGCTAACTACCAAAATGCAATCAATGATGCTAAAGAAGAACTATCTGATGTGATAGGAGAAAATCTTAGTGCAGAAGATCTTGCTAGAGGATACGCTAAGCTTGATAAAGACCCTGTAACAAAGGATGCTAAATGGGGTGGTAACATTGCTAAAAAAGCTAAGGATGGTATAACTACAACAAGTGAAACAACGCTTCCTCCAGAAACATTTAAGACTAAGAGAGAAGCTGAAGCTAAAGGATACATACAAAATCCTGTTACAAAAGTATGGGAAAGAACCATTAAGAAATACTCTACTAAGACTGATGGTAGTAAAGCTGCAACTGCTATGGATAATATTCCTAAACAATCAGTAGATAAAGGAACAGGGTTTGCAGGAGGAGTAACAAAAGAAAAATTTGAAGAATTTAAAAAGAGATTCCCTGATTATCCTGGTATAGACAAGTTAGATCCAAAAGATCCAAAAAGTTTAAGTGACTTTAAAGCTTGGGCTAACACTAAAGCTAAAGAAATGGGATCGACAGCTCGTATAATGGATGATCCTAAAACCGAAAAGAATCCACAAGGACTTCCTATTTTTGGTGATCAATTTTTTAGTTTTAATTTAGATGAATCTAAAAAAGCTACTCCTGCTGAAACTGAAGAAGTATTAACAGCAACAGTTGAAGAACCAGGTGAAACTCCTATGCCAGAAGAAAAAGCTAAATTCCCTTGGCAAGCAATAGGTAATGCGATTCTTCCTTACTTTAGACCTACAGATCAAGAAGGATTGGATATGGCTCAACTATATCCAGAAATGTTTGCTATGGCTACTAATCAAGTAGAACCTGTTCCTGCACAGAGCTATCAACCAGAACTAATAGTTCCTTATGATATTTCTTTACAAGCACAACGTAATGCTGTAATAGCTGGTCAAAGAGCTCTTGAAAGACAAGCTGGTTATAATCCAGCTGCACAAGCTAACATTGCTCCAGCTGCTTATAATGCAATAAACGAAATAAACGAAAAAGAGTTTATAGCTAATCAAGGATTAAAGAACCAAGTTTACACTGGTAACGTTAATACTATGAATGAAGCTAAGAAAATAAACTTAGCAATATTTGCTGATCAATGGGCTAAGCAATCTCAAGCTCTATCTAACACTAAAGCTACAACACAAGCTGCTCTTAACTCTATTGCTGACAAGTATGCTAAAAACAAACTTGAGAATAGAAAACTTAGCATCTATGAGAACATGTATAACTACAGATTTGGTAAGAGTGGTAGAGCTCAAAACTATAACCCTTTTCAAATATTTGATACCACTGTAGGGGGAAGTGGTTCATCAGATAAATCAGGAGGATTGGCTGAAGGAAAAGAGTTCACAATTGATAAAGATAGTGTATCAGATGCTGATCTTGAAGCAGTAGGAGGAATCAAAAATAAGAATGGAGGATACACTAAAATAAAAACTAAAAATGGTTCAATACTTAGAGACTTCAAAAATTTATAACTAATTTAATTATAAAGAATTAACACAGATCGTTATACGCTATTGTATAATCTAATAATTCATATTATATTTGCTTAATTAACTTGCTATGGCTTCATATACAGATAAAATCCCAACCTTTAATCCTTACGTAGAGCAACAACCTGTTGATGCTATGCTTAAGGTTGGTATGTACAAACAACAAAAGTACGAAGAGGGGGTAAAGAAAATACAAACCAATATTGACAATATTGCAGGATTAGATATTGCTAATGAGGTTCAACAGAAATATCTACAGTCTAAACTCAATGCTCTTGGTAATAACTTGACATTCTTTGCTGCTAGTGATTTCTCAGACTTCTCTTTGGTAAATTCTGTTAATGGAATGACTAAGCAGATAACTAAAGATGAGGATATTATAAATTCTGTTAGTTCTACAGCTAAGCTTAGAGCAGGTTATAAGAAGAAAGCTGAGTTAGCAAAGAAAGGATTAACAGATAAAAACAATGATGACTACTATGATATGTTTGCTTCAGAGTATGTCGATAGTAAAGACTTGAAAGCTTCTTTCAACGCTGATTATGTTCCTTATACAAACATTGTTAAAAAACTACAAGATGCTCTTAAGGATGCAGGTCAAAGTGAAACTATAGCAGAACAGATATTTGTTACTGGTCCTGATGGGAAACCACTTATTACTAATGGACAATTTACATATGCTGATTCAAAAGCTATTGATAAACTTGTTACAAACAAACCAGCAGTGATAGCTGCTATAGGTAATGTATTAAATGAAGGAAATGTTAAACGACAATTAGCAATTGATGGGTGGGCTACATATAGAAACACAGAAGCTACAGAGTTACTAGAGCCTTTAAAGAATCAATATGATGATGAGAGAGATAGACTAGAACAACAGTCAGTAGAAATTACTGCTATGTTGAATAGTACAAACATATCTCCTGAAGAAAAAGAATTATATACTAAAGCTGCTGCTGAAATAGAAGCTTCTTTATTAAAGAATGATAATACATTTATGACACTTTCTAAAGAAGCTGAGGAAAATCCAGAATCATTTAAACAAAACTATTACACTCAAGAGTTCAAACAACGATTGATGAATCAGTTTGTTAAAGAAAATGTATCTAGAACATATGGAAAGAACGATGCTCTAGAAGTACAAATGACAAGAGATAAAAATAGATTTGATCAGGCAATGAAGAGAAGAGAGCTATCTATTAGTGAATCTAAACTTAATCTGGACTACATGACATTTTATAGAGATTCTGAACAAGATCCTGTTACAGGAAATTGGAATAAAAAACCTGATCCAGATAAAAAACCAACAACAACATTTGATGCAAACAAACCTTTATTTACTGGATCCACTTCAGGAGATAAAGTGGATGCTGTATATCTAATGAAAGAAGATATAAATGTATTAAGCACAGATAAAAACAAAATGGCATTATCATTATATGCTGATTTTATTAGAACAGCTAAAGATAATCCTTCACTTTCAGATCAAGCTATATTAGCACAAGCTGATAAATATGCGCAGAAGTTAGGAGTTACAACAGAAGCATTTTTAGATAGATGGGCAACTAACATCAAAAACAAATATGATGAGAATGGATTAATCCCTCCACCTAATTTAAATGAGAGCTTAATAGAGTATAATAACACTGCATTTTCATTAAACAATAAAGTTAACTCAGATAGAACAGCTTATGAATCTGCCTCTAGAGAATCTGGATTAGCTGAATTAGAAAAGAAAGCATTAAAAGGAGCAACAGGTCTTAAGTTTAAGTATAAAAATGAAACAGTTCAACTTTCTGCTAAAGAACTTATGGATGTTTCATTAGCATTAACTCCTACCAAAATTAAAGATAATGCAGGTCATGAAAAAACTGTAAACTTATTAGATATTGGTAAATTAAATGATAGACAATTAAAATATGCAGAAGGTACTTATGGAAGAGGATTATTTGGAAAAATGATAAATGGTAAAATGACATCACTTGGTTATAAAGGTTATCCAACTTTAGATGTGGGAGTAAGAATGGATATTGATAAAATAGTAAGACCTACGTATATAGCTGCAAACCAAATACGTGAAGCTCGTAAAAAAACAGATGTAATATATAATCAAAAGCTAGCTAAGATAGTTGGTGTCTCAGATAATGTTACAGGAACTTTACCAACAACAGAAGCTTCTCAAAGAGAAGTGAGTGTAGCTAAAGTGGCTACATATATAACTGAAGGTGTAAGAAATTATGCAAAAGGGTCAGATAAAGAAAAAGTATCAAAAGCTTTAAAAGATCCAACTTCTATAACTTGGTCAGCTAAAAAACCTACTAACTCAAGAGAAAGCTGGACAGCTACTATAACAGTTAAAGATAAAGATGGAAAAGATTACACCATAACTAATATAAATCAAACAGACTTAGCAACTTTTACAGATGCTAAGTTTACTCAATATGAAGAGAAACCTATTCAGGATGCTTTAAATATAAACACTAATACAAAATCTACAAATGCTGTCTATATGCCTAACTCTCCTAACGCATGGCGTACAGCTTATTTTAAAGGAGGTCAAATAAATCCTGAAATTCAAAAACAAGGATGGTCATACAGAGCAGATGTTGTACAGACAGGTGTAGGATATAGACTTGTTCACTATGTTAGAAAGCCAGGATCTAAAAAATTTACTACTATATATGGGGATGCAATAGCACTTGATGAACGTATTATAGATAATACAGTAAGAATGACTACTCCAGCACAATTAAATGCTATGTACTTAAATTATGAACATAGTACTAAATCTAAAAAATAATAATAATAATATATTATGCCAGATCCTACTAATGTTAATTTTGCAGGAAGACCTTACGTAAGAGGACCTCTTGATCCAAATCTTCCACCATCTCGTTTAAATACAGGATTCCCAGGACAAAGCTCAGGAAAAGCTTTGACTCCAGATGATATGATTAATATGCAGAATCGTCAGCTAGATCCTAATGAGATTAGACCAGGTAAAACTTATTTAGCTGATGTTGCAGGAGACTTAACTGGAAGATACGATACAGTTGTATATGGAGCTAACAACGAAGATGCTTGGGGAGCACAACAATCTACAATATCAAAAGGTGTAAATGGTATATTAAAAGGTACTAGCCTTGCTGCTACAACTGTAGTTGGTGGGTTTGCTGCACTTGGTGGAGCTGTTGCATCTTTGTTTACAGGAAGAATGTCAGACATTTGGGATAATCCTGTAATGCAAAACATTGATAAATGGAACGAGAAGCTGGATCAAGAATACCTACCTAACTATTATACAGATCAAGAAAAGAATGCTGAATGGTATTCTAGTGATAACTGGATGACAGCAAACTTCTTATTCGATAAAGTGATTAAGAACTCAGGATTTGCTGTTGGTGCTGTTATATCTGGTAACATGGCTTCTGGTTTTCTAGGTGCTGCAGGTACTGGTATTGGTAGAGGAGCAGCTGCATTAGAAGCTAACCAAGCATTTAAAGCATTCTCTCCATTATTAAAAGGTACAGCTAGAGCTTTCTCTGCAGGCAAGAATGCTGAGGCTGCTGCTATATTAGAATCACGAATCTCTTCTATTGCAGACATTACAGAAAGAACTTCTAAGCTAGCTCAAATTGCACAACAAACAAATCAGTTTGGAAATATCAATAATATTGGTAGAAGAATTGGTATTGCTGTATACTCTCAAGGTGGTGAAGCTGCATTTGAAGGATTGCAAACATCTAATGAGTTTAGAAGACAATTAATAGAAAAACAAACAAGAGAGAACTTTGGTGTAGCACCAAATGAAGAACAGTTAAGAAAAATTGATCAACAAGTAGAGAAGGTAGGGAAAGCATCCTTTCTTACTAACATGGCATTATTAGCTGCTACAGAATATGTACAGCTTCCTAAGTTATTAGGAAGTTCATATGCTGCTGAAAGACAAGCTGCAAATAGCTTAGCTGGAATGGCTGGTGATGTTGTATTGAAAGATGGTAAGTATGTTGCTAGAGAGGCTGCTAAAACTGGATTTGGTAAACTATACAATAGAGTTAAAGGTGTAGGTAAATTTGTATTTGATCCTAAAGAGATGGGTCAAGAGATTGGTCAGTATGCTTTACAAATAGGAGCACAAAACTATTACAATAAAGCGTTTCAAGGAAAAGATGCTAATGTATTAGTTGATGGTGTACTATATGGTATGTTTGGTACAGATGAATCTGGTAAAGATGTTGGAGCATTAGTATCTAAAGAAGGTATTGAGGGTGGTATTATTGGAGGTCTTACTGGAGGAGTTATGCAAGCTAAGGCTAATTATAAAATGGATAAAGCCATTAAGACAAACACTGCAGCATTTTTAGAAGAACTTAACACTACACCTACATATAAAGAAGCAGTTCAATATAAAATGGATGCTGTAAATAGAGGTGTGGCACTTCAAGAGCAACAACAAGATGCTATTGAACAAGGAGATAAGTTAGAAGCAAAAGATCTTAATGCTGATATGATGCATAACTACTTGTCACCACGTATCAAGTATGGTAGAATGGACATGGTGATGGATGATATTGCTGACATGAGAAAAGAATCTATGTCTGAGGAAGGAATGGCATCTCTTAAACAATTAGGACTTGCTAATGCAAACGATACATCTATAACATTCAATGCTAGACTTTCTAAGTTTGAAGAAACAGCTAAGAACACAGAACAAATATTCAAGTCTACAAACCTTAGATACTCTGGAGAGATATTAAGAAATTATACTATTCCTACAGAAAATGGTGATAGAGAGATTACTCCAGAAGAATATAATAAACTTAGTAAAGAAGATAAAGCAAAAGCAAAAGCTAATGGTAAACCCATCTTAAACGAAAAAGGAGAACAACAAAGAAAATACTCTGATCAAGCAATTGATCAAATGGTTTATGCTGCTAGTAAAGTGGCAGACTATGATATTCGTATTCCTGAAGTATCTATGCTTCCTGTTTCAGAAGGTATTCTTGTACAAGATATAATTAATGAAGAATTAACTAACCCAGAATCTACAGCACTTAACGACAAGCTTGCTGAACTTGATGCTAATCCACAGGTCAACACTCCAGAAGTTAAACAAGACTTGATAGACTCTGTTGAGTTAGCAATGAGAAGAAAAGAATATCTTAAAGAATATAACGACATTATTAATAATCCTAAGGAATACAGTCAACAAAGAGAAGAGTTTAAAGATCCTGAAGATATTGCAAACGCTAAAGAAACAATCTCTATTAAGACTAAAAGAGGACCTAGAGATATTGAAATAGGTACTGAATACTTCTTAGGTAAGGTGGTTGACTTTGATGAGAAAGGACATGAAGTATATCGTGCTCCTAGAATGATTGTGTTGGGTAAAAATGAAGATGGTACAATTAAGGTGCAAGACTCAGATGGTGTTATACACGATATAAAAGAATCTACATTAGCAAGATATAATCTTGGTAAAGTAGATTCTACATTAAAGAATAAGAAGGCCAAGTTCTATATGGAGAACTGGAACACTGTTTATGAATTTAACTTTGGTAAGAAGTATGGTAAACAAAAAGGTAGAATAGAATATGATCCTGAGACTGGTCAAATGCTCTTCAAATACAGAAATAAAAAAGGAGAGATTAAAGAGATTGAAGTTACAGGAGATCAATTCAAATTAACTGAAGCAGCTAAAAAGAAAGGATACACACAGCCTATGATTAAAGCTGTTGGTGAATTAACTGCAGTGCAACAAAAAGCAGAAGAAGACTTTGCTGCTGAAGTGGACCCACGTTTAGAAGCTAAGCGTGAGGCACGTCTTAAAATATTAAATGATTTGTTTGATGAGTTATCTGATAGACAAGATAAGGTTGATAGACTAATTGATCAAAAACAAAAAGAGGTTGCTAAGGCCAAAGAAGAATATGAAAAGCTGACTAAAGAAATTGAAGCAGCTGAGTTAGATAAACGTAATAAAAAAGTTGACAAGTTCAAAGCTACTACATCAAGAGCTATTGATAACGCAATGCGTCTATCTAGAATGCAAGATCAATTAGAAAGAGAGATTGAAGATTTAAAGACAGACTCAGAAGAGATTGAAGCTACCCTTAACTATATTACAGACATGGCTGTTAATATAGATGAGTACTCAACCAACTTCAAAGACTTCATGGATGAGTTACAAGATGAAATCTTAGATCTTGAAATCTTACAAGAGACAACACAAAGACAAATTACCACTCTATCTAAATTAGCAAGAGAGACACAGAAAGCATTAGATTCTACTATTGACTATCTGACTAAATTGATAACAAACTTTGAGTCTAGATATCCAAATATTCCTAGACTTATGGGACAAGACTGGGTTGACTTCTTAAAAAACAATCCAAACTTCCTTAAGCTTAAACCTAATTACAAATCAGATTTACAACTCATTGATGATATTGTTTCTGAGATGGAAGATGCTGACATTGCTCCTAATGAACAACAATTGAAAGAATTGATTGAGCATATGGATATTATGCAAGGGGAGATGGAAGAAGTTCAGAAAGAAATCGAAGCTAAAGAGATTATTCTAAACAAGTTCCAAAGAGTTGCTGATAAGTATAAAGAGCAACAAGCACAAGAAAAAAGGTTACAGAACGATAAAGCTCTTCAAGCAGAATATTTAGGAACTAATAGCCTTGATGTACAAAGTTTCTTTAGTAATGCATACTATGAAGCATCTTCTAAGAAAGAAGATCTTGATGTAGTTACAGGAACTGTTGCTGTTACTAAGGGTAGACCAGGTGAACAGATAAGAGAACATCATGCTAGAGCCAATCGTTTTGGCTTTAAGATGAATAAGTTTGAAAATAGAACTTCTCTTCGTGGGATGATTGTCACTGCTGCTACAGAAGCTGCAGCTGGTGTACCAGGACTTATGAACTATTTAACTGATGGAGGTAGAGCAGTTGATGCTAAAGGTAAACCTATCAATCCTAATAAGATCATTGCTCTTGTAATGGTAGAAGATAATGATGATGGTACATATACATTAGTTGATGAGAATGGTGTTCCTTTTACACCAGAACAATTAGCTGATCCTATCAACAATGCTATCTATCAAGTGTTTCCTAACGAAGAACTAGAGGCTAATTACATTAATAAAGAAGGTAAGTCAGAAAGAGGTTCTATGTTCAGAAAAGGAACTGAAGATGGAAAATTAACTGAAGCACAAGAATCGTTAAAGAAACAATATGCTAAATGGAGAGAAGATCGCTTGAAAGAAGTTACTTCTCCCACTCCACAAACTATTGCTGAATCATTTGGTATTCCAGACTATGTTACACGTTTAGATGAGAAAGGAAAAGAAGTAAGAGATTATGACGCTAGAGTGGCTGTAGAAGAAACAGGATTATTATCTGAAGGAGCTCTACTTGAAGATCCTGTATTAATGGTTGCTACAAAGAATGACTCTGTTACATATGGTAAAGTGACATTCAATACTCCAGAAGGTAGAGTGTTCTTGAAAGTTCCTGGTGGATTAGTTAAGTTAAACAATAGAAAACTTACTGAAAAAGAAGTTAACACTATCTACGATGTTATGCTTCAAGTGACTAAGAACGTTGATAGAGATGGTACTACTAAAACACCTGAGACACAATATTTATTCAACTGGTTAAAGACTGTTGTCTACTGGGGTATTCCTAGAAATACACAGACAAAAGAAAGAAAAGAGTCTGGATATAACAGTATCTTTTTTGAAGATGTTATAGAAGGTAATAAAGCATATCCTAAATTATTTATTTCAGGACTTAAAGCTGCACCATTTAGTTTTACAAGAACTGGATTAGAGAATAACGAAAATGAAATCAAAGGTATTCTTAGAGGTATGTACAATAACGTAAATGCTACTAAGGTTAATACAGATTCATTCAAAGATAAATATACAGAGATTATTGGTATAGATGAGAATGGTAACCCTATCAAGAGAGATTGGGATAACTACCAAACATATCTATTATCAGCTGAAGGAAGAACTAACGAAGAGATTCCTTTAGTTACACAAATTAGACCATTAACTGATCCTGATCTTCCTAATAAGAAAGGGATATATTTTACATTGGTAGAAACTGCTGATGATTATGAAATCCCAGTTCCTCCTCCTGTAGTTACAAAAGCTCCTGCACCAGCAGCTACAGCTAAAACTCCTACAACTAAAGAAGCTTTAGAAAAAATCAAAGGAGCAATCAATGCTGAAGAGAACATTGCAGAAATGATGGATAGTGTATTCAAAGTGATTGACGAGAAAGATTATCTAGCTTGGCAAGAAACATTAAATTCAGAAGAACTATCAGCAGACTTAGAAGCAATCCTTACAGGTAATCAAGGTGATGAGTCTACTATATTCAATCTTACTAGTAAATACTTATTAAATAAATACATTGATGAGAAGATTGCTATATTGAATAAGACAGCTCAAACAGCAGCACCTGCTGCTGCTACTACTCCATCTCCTAATGATAAAGTGTATGACTTAGAGGGTGGAGAAAATGTATTCAAACTTAAGTATGGTAACGTTACTTTCAAGATAGATGCTCAGAAGTTTATAGATACAAATGGAAAAGAAGGATTTAGTGCAGTGTTTACACCAGACACGATGGCTGCATTAATGGTTGATAAAGGTATAGAAGATATTAAAAAAGCCCAATCACTTGTATATGGTGCTATAATGGCTAAGCTTAGACCACAACTAGATGCATACCAAACTAAATCTAAAGTGCCTGCTGCAGATGCTCCACAAACTACATTTGTATTAGATGGAATAGCAGAGAACATTGTACAGATAGATGGATATGGTAAAATCATATTTACATTAGATGGTAAGAAGTTTAATGAAACTAGACAAGGATTTAACATTCAGTTTCAATCTTTTAACACAGAAGTGTTAACAGCAGTGATGTCAGCTGAAGGTATTACACAAGCACAAGCTCAACAAAAAATTGGTAATGAGATATTTGCTAAAGTTTTTCCACAATTGGAAGCAATGAAAGTTCCAGTTGCTCCACCACTTGCTACACCTTTTGTACCAAATGTTCCAGCTGATGTAATTGAAGCAGATGAGTATGCCAACTTTATTGATAATGGAGTGGTGACAGATGAGAGAATCAATTCTATTGCTGAGAAGATTAAGAACAACGAACAGTTATCTCCAAGAGAAATGGAGATGTTTACTGATAAAACTTCTGAGGTAAATGCAAAACTTGCTGGTGAAGAAGTGGTACCACCTGATCCTACTCCTGAACCACAACCTGGAAAACCACTTACTGGAGCACAAAGACTTGCTAATAGACAAAGAACACAAGCTCCTGATGATTCATCAATGCGTGTTGCTTTAGCTAAACAAGCTAAGAAGTTCCAAGGTGAAGACTGGGCCAAGTTAGAAGAAGGTATTAAAAAGATGCTTCCTAATGTTCCTATATACAGAGTGAAGAATATTATTCAAGCTAGTAATGGTAGACAAGCTTGGGGTATGCTTCACAATGGTGCTATCTATATATACGAGAATGCTGAGGTGGGTACTGTGTATCACGAGGTATTTGAAGCTGTATGGAAAATGTTTGCTGATGCAAATGAGAAAGAAGCTATCCTTAAAGAGTTTGTAAGCAGAAAAGGAACATTTGTAGATAGAGAAACAGGCAAGACTGTTGAATATAAATATGCTACAGCTCACCAAATCAAAGAAGAGCTTGCTGAAGAGTTTAGAGATGCTGTCCTTAATGATAAGTTAGGTATTCCAAATGAATCTAAAAGCTTAATTGGTAGATTGTTTTCTCAATTGATTGACTTCATCAAGTCTTTCTTTACAGGAAGAAATGCTCAACGTAATACAAGAGAGTTATTCAACAAGATAGGTAATGGATACTATGACACATTCAATCCTTACATGTCTCAATTGGCATATGCTAATGTAGGTGTAATTGATATAGAGAATGCGTATGCTGACGATCGTTCTGAGTTTAGAGTGAAAGGTATACCTGCTGTTCAATTACATGAGTTGATTGATGAAATGACATTCATCACTCTTAAAGATCTTATGAAAAAGAAAGAAAGCTTGTTCACTATAGTTAAACCTAAACAGAAAGAGCTTTACCAGATGCTTCAAGTAAGAATGGAACAAGTTATTGGTCATCAATTAGATCTTGTACAAGATAACATGGATGCAGGAATAACTAGTGAAGAAGAAGGAACTAAACAAAAGAATGATTTAGATGCTCTTTACATTAGTTTATTTGATCAATGGGAAGATATCATTGTAAGACACAAAGAAAAACTTAAAACGTTCAATATAGAGTTTGATGAGAATGATGAAATAAACTATGAGGATTATGAGAAAGGTAAAGATGAAGGATTTGGAGATGCTAGAAAGATTGATTCATTCAGAAAAGCAAATGGTGCTATTAAGTTATTACTAGGAACTCTTCCTGTATCATATGTAGGTGTTAATGAAAAAGGAGAAAGAGAATTAAAAAATAAACGTTCTTCTATTGGGGGTGCTATTCTTATGCCTGCAGATGAAGTGTTCATTAAGTTAAAAAACAAACTTTTTGACTCTGTGAATCTTGATGACATGATGGATAGACTTAGAACTATGGCTAAAGGAGATCCTAATTTTGAGAACTTATATGGAAGACTTACAGGTTCATCTGTTGTTTCACCAATTGACTACAAAACAATAAATGATAAATCATGGCAACTTATCACTGCTTTCTGGAAAGCAATGAAGAGTCAAAATGCTGATGCTATTTCTGTATTTATTATGAATAATGGAGAAGTGGTAGTTAGTGATTCAACATTAACTAGTGCTGCTAAACAAGCTAAGCGTGAAATGACTAATGATATGATTGATAAAATCAAATCAAATTCTGCATTCTTCTCATATGAACCTAAGACAGGAAGATATTTTGCTACAGATAAGATTAAGTCTATGCCATTGAGTGGTTCAGATTTATCAACTTACACAGCTCTACTTAAAGAACTAGGTATTGAGTTCAATATCAAAGACATAAAGAGATTAGAAAAAACAAGTGCTGATCAATTACTAAACTTTACAGATGCTGTAGAAGGTATCAAGAAAGAATTTTCTAGATTAAGTGATAAAGGTAAAGCTACCACTGATGAACAAATAGCAGAAGATGAAGCTAATGGAGAAGTTGCTAGAGGTATAGTAAACTTAACTCCTAAGACATTAAATATAGAAGGACGTTTGTTTCAATTAGGACTTACAAAAGCCATCTTTGAAAACAAATCGTTTGAGAGTACGTATTTCAATATGAATGGAGAACGTACCCAAACCTATATTGGTGTAAATGCATTGAGTAGTTTACACACTGTTCTTTCTAAATTAAATAACATCACTGAACTATCAAGCAATCCTGCTTACAAACAATACGAATACTTACGTACAGATGTATTTACTAAAGGAAGTGTAATGTTACAAAGAATGTTTAACTTACATCCTACAAAAGGAACAGGTAAACGTATTGCAGGAACAGAAGACTACATGAAATCTGTATACATTGATGGTATGGATAACCAACGTATTGGTAAGAAAAAAGAATCTTCTAAGCTTTCAGCTAAAGAAAGAATTGTTCAAGAGATAAATCTTAACTTAGAAGGATACTTTTTAAATCTAGTTCCTGGAGATGCTTCTATTGAGTGGGCTGTTAAGATGACTCAGTTTATAAACAATGAAACTTTCTTAGATAAAGACTACTATAATATATTCAGAGATTATTTTATATCTGAAGTGGAACTTGCCAGAGATGATCGTTTTATTGTTGAAGGAAAGGATAGAAAGTCAACAGACCTTCGTTTCTTTAAAGCTATACTTGGTGAAGAACTTAATAATAAAATCACAAAAGAAAGCAATAAAAAATACACAGCTGAAGAACTATACAATGGAAAACCTTCAGAAGGATTCAAAGGATATGCAGCTGAAATAAATGCTGCTGTAGATGAGTTTATCAAACAAGATGCTGCAGATACAGAAGCTCTTCTTAAAGATTTTGGTATTGTATATTATGGTGCTGAAGGATTAACTATTGATGATATAGTGTTTGATGACAACATAGATTTAACAGAGAAAACTTTAAAAGACAAACTTCAAGTGCTATCTGTAAACTATATGATAGCTAACATTGAGATGCACAAGCTTCTTTATTCAGATCCTTATCAATATAATGATGAGTTGAAACGTATCAAAAACTTCAACTCTCCTAGACAAGCTCTTTTGGTTGGATCTCAAGATGTAAATGCTGCACTTGATGCTATATACAATAAAGGATTTAATCCTAAAGATCTTGGTTACACTGATATGACAGTAGATTATTTCAAAGCAATTGCTCTTGGTGATGTACTAAGTGTTAGTGATCTTAAAGGATATGACCCATATGAAGAGACTGATGGTGGTGGATACATCACATTAAAAGCTAATCGTATCTTTGGAATACGTTCTGGAGAATGGACTGAAGCTAATGAAGCTCAGTACAGACATGACATAGCATATGAAGAGTTGGTTAAGTCAGGAGCAAATAAAAGACAAATAGAATTATTTGATAGAAATAGTCCTGAGGTGGCAAGTACATACACTGCTAGAAAACCTATTGTATCTGGTAACAAACAAGATGGTAGAAACTATAATGATGTTGTACTACACAAGTTTGCATTACTTCCTCTATCATTTAGATTGTTACATAAGATGAACCCTGACTCAAATGCTATCAAGTTGTATAACAAGATGCAAGCTGACAACATTGACTATGCTGTATATGAATCAGGAGTTAAAGTGGGTATAGAAAAGGTTTCTCCTTTATATGATAAAGATGGTAACTTTGATGAGACACCATTCGAAGATCCTAATGCTCTAGTAAATATTTATGAGAAACAAGCTGTTTCTAAAATACCATTTAGCATCATGGGTGTACAGGCAGAGGTTCCTTCTAAGGATGCTCCTTTTGTAACACAAGGATCTCAGGTTACAAAACTTGTTACAATGGACTTCATGCAAGCTGGTGTGCCAATTGATTTTGATTCTACTACAGAAGATTTTAACACTAGATTTGTTAAATGGATAAAACTAACTCCTGAACAAAAACTAGAAGCATCTGAACTATATAGAGACATCAAACATAATCAAGCTATATTACAAGCTAAGATAGAGCAAGGATATAAAACTCTTCTTAACAAACTTGGTATCAAAGAATCAATTAATGATCAAGGTGAAAAAAGTTTTAGAATAAGTGATAAAGCTAAACTGATTAAAACATTAGAAGACGAAATATTACAACGAGAAGTTAATGATAATATTACAGATGCACTTGATGGATTTAAAGATGGCGATGTTGTATTAGAAGCAACACCTGCATACCAACAAATCAGAAACGTTCTTTATTCTATTGCTGATAAGAAAGTTGTATCTCCTAAAATATCTGGAGGTATGAAAGTACAAATTCCTTCTACATTATTAGAATCAAAAAGACCTGGTCAACAAGTAGTTAAAGGTAAGAATGTTTTTAGCTCAGATCTACTTAAGTTCTATACTAGAAATGAAAATGGTAAATCAATAAACGTTTGCCAGATAATGGTAGGTAGATGGTTTAAATCAAACATGTCTGATGAAGACCTTATAAACTATTTCAATACTGACCCACAGGGTAAGAAAGAGTTCGAAGCTATAATGGGTGTGGCATTTCGTATCCCAACACAGAAACAAAACTCTATCGATGTATTTGAGATAGCTAAATTCCTTCCTGAAGGATATAAAGATGCTGTAGTTATTCCATCAGAACTTGTTAAGAAAGCTGGATCTGACTTTGATATTGATAAGTTGTCAATCTATTTGAAAAACATCTATCCTAGTAATGAAAAGACACCTAAGGTGGTTCCTTACTTAGGAATAGGTGAAGAAGCTATTAAGAAGTTTGGTGAGTTATATGACAAAGGAGAATTCAATGAATACTTGAAGTCTAAGAAACTTGAAGTGAATACAGAATCTGTAGATAAGTTAATGTCTGCAATATTCTCTAATGAATCATTCCAAAGAGAAGAAGTGATTAATGATCTTTACAGACAGTCATTAGAGAATGAATACATCCAATCATTACAGAAGTTGGTATCTAACGATCTTAACTTTGATAACTTAATCAAACCTAACTCTGCAGATGATCTTAAAGGATTAGAAGATAAGATACGTGAAAAACTTGGCGAAACTAAAGTGGACTATAGTTCTGTAGGAAACATGTTAAGTAGAAGATTCATGACAACTCTGAGACATTACTTTGTTACAGGTAAGTATGCTATTGGTATTGCTGCTGTAAATCAAACTAACCACGCTCAAAGTCAACGTAGTCTTATTTATGTTGATCCAGAGAAGTTAGATGACTTAGCTGATGAAACTGATAAAAAATGGTTAGGTGATGCTAAGGTTAACTTTAAAGAATACAATTCTGTTATGGTTAATGGTATGAAGCGTGCCACTCTATCCATGATTGAAGATGCTAATAAAGATAAAACTAAAAGAAATTCTATTTCTGATATCATTGGACAGTTCATTGATGGGTATGTGGATATCTCTAAAGATCCTTGGATCATGAGACTTGGGGCTAACCCTAACGTTGCTTCTACATGGTTGTTCTTAGTTAAACTTGGTGTACCTATTGATACAGTTGGATTCTTTATGAACCAACCAATTGTTCGTGACTATCTAAAAACAATTCAGAATAATGGATATTCATGGTTGTTCATTGAGAAATTTGTCGATGATGTAAAATATGATTACCTAGCAGAAGATAACATACCTGTAGATGGAATTCCTAGTGAGACAGAGTTGTTTGATATGATAGGTAAGTCTGTTGACAACATGAGTCCTGTAGAATTAGCTCAACAAAACTATATACTAGATGAGTTCTTGAAATATGCTATGATGGCTAGTCACGTATTCCAAGTTACACAAGGATCTAACTTTGATACAGCTACGATCAATGACCCATACTTAGTATTCAAAAAACAAGTACAGCTTGCTAAAGCACAAAAGACTATACTCTCTTCTATAAACGATAAGAATGAAGTGATACCTGCTGTAGATAGTATTCTTGAAAACTCATTTATAGGACCTCTTGCTGAAAGTATATATAAAGTACGTGATGCATTTGCTGAAATTCTAATCTCTGATAGAAAGAACATTAGAAAGGTGATGGAAGAAGTATTACTTCCTTATACAGATCTTAATGATAGAGATTTTATCAAAGTGTCTCAGAAAGCAGTGAACGATCTTTTTGACTGGGCTGTACAGAATAACAGAAAGCTTAACACTTCTGTTGAAAGAATACTATTAGGTAACTCAACTCAAGCTAGTGCAGCTAGACAAATCATTGAGTTTAGAGATATGGTATTGAAAGATAAAAGTCATCCATTATTTAATAACATGATTCTTAACTCATTACAATTAGAAAGTGGTAAAAAGATTATACTAGATGAGTATACACTAAAAGATGGTAAGAAATATCAAAAAGAAGTTATAACTCCTGAACTATTACTTAAAATAGGATACTCACCTAAGCAAACTAGAAAGATGATGAACATGCTGATTCCTAGTCCAGATAATATATCTATTAAAGGAAAAAGTAATAAGGTGTATGATCAAAACTTAATCATCTATGGATTCCAAGAACTGAAAAAGAAACTTGGAGATGAGAACAAAGACCTATATGGTAAGATTGTTAGACTTGCTGTTATACAGTCAGGACTTACTAACTCTCCTATTGCAATTACTAATCTTCTTCCTTATAATGATTTCAAAGAATTTTATAATCAGACGTTGTCTAACTTAGAAAATATGCCTAACTTAGCTGACTTCAAACAATTAGATACAATAGAAAGAAGCAACTGGAACAATTCTGATTTTGTTACATATAAGAGAGGAAAGTTACAAGAAAGTAAAACAACTCCTGGAAGATGGTTCTATCCAGAAAGACAATTCTTAAGTAGAGTTTTAGAAACAAGTATGCTCAATGGAAAACTTCCTGAAATGATTGCAATTCCTATGTATTCAAGAGAAGGAAAAGATGACTTTATTGCATATAGTTATGAAGGCGAAATCACTAAGGCTCAAAGAATTAAAGCTAGAAAAACAGGAGATACATCTCATGTGTACAAAGGATTGTTCAAGAAAGTGTATAGAAAAAATGAAGAGGGAGTAAGAGTTCCTTTAGTTCAAACATCTACGTTCAAAGGTAAAGATGGAGTTGAAAGAACCTATTTCAATTTTATATATAAAATGGTTAATGCATGGGGAGATTCATTCAGAGCTCAAGAGTTTTATGGTAAAACATTTCCAGATCAACCTTTATCAACTGTATCTAGACCATCTGTATTAGACAATGGATTCATGAAAGTGGCAAGAGAGGTAGAAGATAGTGAGATTGAATTAACTCTGTTAGGACAAGAAGTTGTATCTGCTGAAGTTACACCAACTGAAACAGCACCTGCTCCTGCTAAAGTAGTAGAACAACCTCAAGAGAGATCAACCAAAGAACGTGTATTGAAAGATGGTAAGTCTTATAATCTAAGTGATATCAATTTAGATATGTTGATTAAGATGGGGTATGCTGATACTGAGATTGGCCAAGTATTAAAAGAAGTTAGACGAGAAATTTGTAAATAATGGTAAGTTGTATAAATACTAGTTCAAAAGAGTGGCAGTCCTTAGTGGCTGCCAGAGGTGAAGACATGGCTCATTATCTGTGGGAGGTACATCAAGGTGATGTTCCTGAATCAGAAAGTAGATCAGAAATTGTAAAGAGTGGGTTAAAAGCTACAAACATTTTACAATCTCCTAAAGCTGATCAGTTCTTTGCTGCTGTAGCTAAGAATAAAATCACTGGTGATTTCTTTTGGAGAAAGATGCAGTCTGATCTTGGTATTCCTAAAGATCAAATAGATATATTAAAATCATTTGATACAGAAGATAAAGGAGAACTAATCTCCTCTCTTCTTGCTAATTATAGTTATGCTATTGAGATTAACACTTCAAAACAATCTAATTTAGATAGAGAAATAAGAATTGATGAAAAATATAAAATAAAACCTTATGGTGTTTATGATAAAACTACAGGAATGCCTCTTAAAAGTTTTTCTACTAAAGAAGAAGCTGAAAGTTTTATGTCTACACCTTCTAAATATTACTCTAATCTAACAGTTCCAGGAGGAACTAATTATACAGAGAATGAAATAGCAACACCAGCTATTACACCAAGTATAAAAGGACATGCTCAGTTTGCTACAGATCAAGGTATAGGTTGGTTTAGAAGTGATGAAGAAGTTGAAAATGGTAAATATTATCCTGGAGGAGTATTTGAAGGAGAAATGATACCATCTTCTACAGAAGGTGGTACACCTACTAAAACTCGTAGAATACTAGAAGTACAATCTGATTTATTTCAGAAAGGTAGAGATAAAGAAGATTTGATAACCAAAGAAGGAAGAGGAGATATACCTATAAAACAATTAAAAGAATTAAATGAAGGTACTATTCCTGACTTTTTTAGTACTTATAGTAATTTTAATGGATTATTAGAACAAAAGGAGAATATATTTAAATTACCTAGTGGTAACATTGGTTTATGGCAAAATGAAAGATATGATGATAAAATTAAACATTTAATAAGTGGAGAAGAACAAAATATTCATGGAGTTAAATTTTGGAGATTAAAAGATAATGTAGCTAAACAATTTATTGATGAATATAAGAAAAAACTTGAAGAAGAAGTTGAAGAACAGAAATTAAAAAAATCTGAAATAGATAAAAACCAATTTCTACAACTTCTAAACAAAGACAATAATTGGGTAACTTTCTTTGTTAAATCTATTATACAAGATAGTGCTAAGAAAGGATATGAGAAAGTCCTTTTTCCTTCTGGTAATACTGCTAGTAAAGTGGAAGGACACACAACATTAGAAGAGTTTAAGAAACAGAAAGAGAATAGAATTAAAGAACTTGAATTAAGTTTAAAATCAGATTTAGAATATAGAGCTTTTACTAAAGAAGATAATTTTTTTATAGCTACAAAAAATAACAAATCTGAATTAATAAATTATTTAGAAAATTCAGAATATAAAAACATATCTTATAGAATAACAGAATTAACGTATTTAGGGCAAACAATAGAAAATACTAAAAACGAAATAAACCAACTTAAACAAGAACTTGAAAGAGTAGAAGGACCAGAAGGATTTGGTGCTTTAAAACCTATATACAACTTCTATGAGAACACTGTAAAAAATATTCTTAATAAACAATATGGTAAAGAGAATGTAAAACAGATCACTGATGAGTATGGCAATACATGGAATGAAGTAGAGATTGTCCCTGAGAGAGAACAAAAATCTATTCTTTTACAAACACAAGATATGGTTGCATCTAAAGCTTCTGCTGAGACAGTGGCTGTGATGAAGAATGTAGCTAAGCAAATGGATGTAGATATTGTATCTCTAGAAGACTATGTTAAAGGTAATCCTGATATAGATACTAAAGGAATCAATGGACTTGCTGACCTTGTTAAAGGAGTGATTGCTATTGCTCAAGGTAAAGAAAACTACACTTTAACAGAAGAGGTGATACACGTAGCTACAGCTATCATAGAACAAACTAACCCAAAACTTATTACAGAAATGATCTCTAAGATAGGTAGATTCAAAATCTATGATGAGACATTAAAAGCTTATAAGGGTAAGAAAGCATATCAACTGTCTAATGGTAAACCTGACATCAGAAAGATAAAGAAGGAAGCTGTGGATAAACTTATAGCTGAACTTGTTATCAATCAATCTGAGGGCTCTACGCAGTTCCCTGAGTTGATGGATGAAGCAAATCGTTCTATGATTCAGAAATTTTTTGATGCTATTTTTGATTTCATTAAAGGACAATATAGAAAGTCTAACATAGATATCTTCCAAGAAACTTCAAAAAGAGTGTTATCTGGTAAAGTGGGTGGTATAGTTTCTGATATAACTAATGGTGGTGTATTCTATCAACTTAAAAACTCTATTGTAGATAAACTCTATGACACAGTTGTAGACTTTAGTAAAAGATTAAAAGTGGTAGATGAAACTACAGATGCATCAGGTAAAACAATACCTAGACACTATACACTTGATGGTCTTCCTGAACAGATTCCTTCTGTAACAGCATCACTTAAAAAGACTCTTCCAGATAGAACTGATCTTCAGAAGTTCTTAGATGACCAGAAGAAAGATTGGGGAACTGAAATACATGACTACATATATAAATTTGTAACTAACAATCTTATTGATAAGGATGGATATAAATTAGCTACTCCTTTAACTACTGCAATATCAACCAAACTTGATGCTAAAGTTAAAAAAAGAGTAGAAGATTTTATGATAGAACTTGTCAACTCATATGAGCCAGGTACACGTTTTATATTAGAAGCAAAAGCAGTTAATGAAAGAGTGAAAGGTAAACTTGCATCTGCTATTGACTTCATTGCTATTGAGCCTTATACAAAAGAAGATGGTACACAAGATGTTAAAGTGGATATCCTTGACTGGAAAACTACATCTGTTAACAAAAGTGTAGATGAAGACATTCACTGGGGTAAACAAAAAGACTGGAAAGCTCAGATGGGTGAGTATACAAAGATCCTTTATAACTATGGATTAAAACCTACTCAACTAAGAAAGGCCAGAATGATTCCTTTTGTGATAAACTACCAATATGCTGTTGAAGGTAAACCTGAAAGTGGATTCTCTGCTCCTACATCTATGGAGATAGGTAAGTTGAATTCATTAGAAGAAACACATCTATACTTACTTCCAGTTCCTATCAATTCAGAAACTACAGGTAACCCAAAGATTGATTCTCTTGTTAAATCATTAAGAGAGCAATGGGAGAAACTATACAAGAAACCAGTGGCTGCTGAAGATAGATATGCTAAGATTTTAGAAATCAATAAGTTAAGTGATGCTATTCGTAATCTACATGTTAGATTAAATTTTGAACCTTTAGTAACTGTAGGTAAATCATTCTTAACTAGTGCAAGACTTGCATTAGATGACTTTGCTAAAGTGGATTATGAAACAATAAGTAAAGAGGAGCTAGATAAAAAACTAGGAGACTTGATTGAGTATGGTGCTAGTGCCATGAAGTTTACATCAATGGACCAAGTGTTTCTTTCTGAATATAAAAGAGAAGGAATTTCTAAGGAGAATGAAAAAACATTAAAGGAACTAGAGCATATATCTTCTATGGCAGGTAGAATGTTGAATGAGATTTCTGATCTACAGAGTCAATACGCTGTACACTTAGGAATGAAAGAAGGCATCACTACAGAGAAAACAAAAGAAACTATACTTAATGCTGAGAGAGAAATTGATGGATTTGCTAAAACATTCTTAGAAGGATCTAAACTTTCTGCTAAGATTATCAAGCTTGCTTCTAACTTACTGATGAATGCGAAGAGTCTTGTAAACATTGAGTTTGCTAGAAAGATGAAAGAGTATGAGAAACTACTTATTCCATTAGAGAAAGAAGCTGCAGCTAGAGGTGTAAAAGCATTTGATTTGATTGGAACAATGTCTCCAACAGGATTAAATCTTATTAAGAAGTTTGATGCTGCATTCTGGACTGAAATGAAAGATGCTAGAGAGAAACGTGATAAAGCTTTCTTCTTAAAGAACATGAACATCACTGAGTATAATAAACTTGCTAAGGCTGCAATTGAAAAAGGATTAGCAGATCTTGATAAAACTGTATTCTCAAATGATTCAGAGGAAGATTCATTACAACGTTCTTGGAGAAAAACTAAACTTAAAGACTCATTAGATATAGAGAGTGATCAATTTGATGGATATGATAACTACAGATTCAAACAATTATTCAGAGAAGTAATGATTGAAGAAGGCCATCTATCTAAAGAGTACATGGACTTACGTAGAAACAAAGCTGCATTTGATGTATGGGAATTCTATAGTAACTTAAATGCTAAAGCTAGACAAATGGGGTACCTTGATAAACAAGGAAGCTCATTCTTTCCATTAATAGAAGCTACAATGCTTCAGAAGTTTGCACAGTCAGATGATCTGTCTGCTCAAGCAAAAGAATCTTTGTGGACAGACTTTTATCAAACTAGGATAAATGAAGAACAGAATGTTTCTAAGATAGATCCTGAGACAGGTAAGGTGAGAAAATCAATTCCTAAATACTTTACTAGAACAGATAAATCTGTAAATCAATTGTCTACAGATCTTAATAAGATTGGAGCATTATGGGTTAAGTCTTTATTGGAATATGAAAGTTCTAAGAACTTAGAGAACACTCTACTTACATTACATGCTGTTGAGAAAGCTAAAGGAAGTCTTATAGTTGAGAATGGTGTGGTTCAGTTTACAGATGGAGAGTTAAGTGTAAATGAATCAGAGAACAAGAATGCAGATGTATTAAGAACAATAATTGATGATGGACTATATAAACTAGGACAAGATCTTGGATCATTAGGAAACGTTGGTTTTGCTACTCTTGGGGAAAAACTTGGTAAAACAGAAGAAGAAAAACAAGCAAAGACAGTGAATGCTAAAAAGCTATTAAGCAATGCTGATGCATTAACTAGATCTCTTGCTGTTGGTCTTAAACCTCTTATTGCTGCAGCCAACTTTATAGGATACAATTTCCAAGCATTTGTTAATGAAGGAACTATGTATTCATTTGCAGAATTCCAAAAGAACAACTTCAAGGTTGTTACAGGAACTAACTTCAGTGTAATACAAAAAGGACTTCTAGATCTTATTGTACCATTGAACGAAGATGTAACTACAGAAGAAAGAAGAAAGATAGCTAAGAAACAAGGCCTTGGTAAATACTTATCTACATGGACATTCACTGATGTGATGATGTCAACCAACTCTTTTGCTGAGAAAAGATTACAAATGGGTAGTGCGTTAAGTATTATTGATAACTCAATGGTGGTAGATGGTAAGATAGTAAACATAGTTCAATATCTAAAACAACAAGATAGAAATGCTAGAAAAGGATTGTCTGAAAGCGAAAGAAAGGCTTTAGAAAAATCATTCAAAGAAAGAGTTAGAGAATTAAAAGAATCTTCTTCATTAGATAAGGTGGCTACCATTGAAAATGATGAGGTGATTATTCCAGGAGTGAGTGATCTTGAGCTTGCTAAATTCAGAACAATGATTGTTGAGTATGGTAGAAAGCTTAATGGACAGATGAATGAAGACAACAAAGCTGGCTATAGAAGAGATACTATATTCAGTTCATTCATGATGTTCAAAAACTGGATGCCTAAATTAGTTGCTGAGCATACATTAGGAATTGACAAGAATGCAGAGCTTGATAAATGGGAATATGGTAGAACTAGAGCGTTTGTTAAAACCTGGCAACATGTAGGGTTTAGAAACATATCAAAAATGAGAGCCATCATAACTGGTACTGATGAGGGATTACAAATCCTTAATGAAATGCTTGAAGCTAAGAAGTTAGACTATTTCAAAAAGACTGGTCAAGAATTAGAGATTACAGAAGAAGAGTTTCAAGATCTTATAAGAGAACAGATAGCTAATCAGATGAAAGAACTATATCTATTGTTTGGTGTAATAAGTTTAGTTATTGCAGCTAAAGCAGCTGAACCACCAGAAGATGCTACAGAGGAAGAAAAGAATAAATATAAATGGACTCTAAAACTTGTAAACAAAGTGTCTGATGAGATCACATTCTATTACAATCCTCTATCATTTGAAAGTATGACTAAAGGATCTGTAATTCCATCTCTTGGACTTATGAGTAGAGCTACACAAGTGTTTTGGTATACAGGTAAAGAAATGTATGGAGAAGCAACAGATGATGAGGAGATGATTGAGAAGTCACATCCTACTAAATACTTCTTTAATATGATTCCTGTAGCTGCACAATTTCAAAATGAACTACTTCCTTATTTATATCCAGAACTAGCTAAAGAACAAGGCATAAGAGTTACTGGTGAAGCTAGAAGTAGGTAACGCTATATTATATCATTTATTTGATACACCCCCTTTCAAAATACATAATTAATAATTAAATTTGCTCACATGAGAACAGCTGCAATTTGCCCAACCTGTGCTACGTATGAGAATGCTTTATGCATCATATACAATGGCCCCTATCTTAATAATATAAACGTTAATCCTTTAGAGGATCTACCAACTATATTAGCAAAGATAAATACTAACTTAGTACCAAAAACTGGTACCACTGCTCCTAGTACATCTGCTACATATCTAGGACAAACTTATTTAAATACAACTACAAAGTTATTATACTTTGCTAAAGCTGTAGGTACAGGAGCTTCTGATTGGAATCTTGTATTAACAGCACCTGTAACAACACCTCAGTATGCTGATAACTCTGCAGCATTATTTGCTGGCTTAGTTGCTGGACAAATCTATCGTACAGGAGATCTTCTTAAAATAGTTCACTAATTAAAAATATATTTACCTTATGCTATATTATGCTGTAAATATATTTTCATTGTTTCTTTATTCAAAATATAAAATTTATATTTGTTCCTCAATTATATAAAACCAATAGTAACCCACTCAATTAAGAGCTTGGGGATTTTGTGTTTAATAATAAATCATTTTAAAGCATGGCTCAAGCATTTGAACAACAAGTAGAAAAAGAACTTAAAAGCATGGATCAACGTTTATCTGAGCTAGAGGAGAAAATGACCTCTATTGATACAAAGCTAAGTCAAGTAGTAGATGCTATCTTGGGAAATTCTCTTACTAAAACTGGAGGATTTGTCAAAGATATTGATGATTTAAAATTAAAAATAAAAGAACTAGAAGATAAACTTCAAAAACAAGAGGAGTTTAAAAAGAAGTTCACCTGGACAATTGGTATAGTTTTGGCACTAGCAGCAATATTACAATACGTTGCTAACATATTGTCCAAAATTAACTAATATATTATGGATAATCTAGAAGGATTTATTCCAAAATTTTTAAAAGGAGGATGGATTGTTACCTTAATAGGTGCTGCAGGAATGATTGCAAGACTAGCTGTTTCTGAAGAAGAGAATGCTATGAATACAATAATCAAGAATATATCTGCTGCAATGATTGCATCAAGTATATCTTGGTTCATATTAGAGCAGTTTGAAATTAATTCAATGATTAAAGCAATTACATATGGACTTGTTGGATTGAACTCACCTGAATTATTAAAAGGAATTACAAAAATATCAGGTGCATTCTCTGAAGATCCTGCAAAGTTTATATCCAATGCTAAGAAAGGTAAAGTTACATCAACCAGAAAACCTGTAGCTAAAAGACCTGTTAGAAAAAAACCAGTTAGATAATGAATAAAAACATTTCATTAATAGTATTAACAACAATAATGTTATCAGTTGCAATCTATGGTAAATGGATTGAAGGAAAAATATCAGATAATGCACATGCTATTATTGAAGATAGATTGAAACCGCAACCTTGGTTATCGAGAGCTTTTGATTACTATGGTACTCCCATAGAAGCAAACTTTGTAAACAAAGAGTTCAACATTGATAAGTTAAAAGGTAATATTGATTACATAAAAGATTGGAAAAAATCAAGAGACAGTGTATGGTCAGCATACATTGCAACTGAGATGGTTCCTGAGGAACAAAAACTTATTGATAAAATAAACGAGGAGACAGAAGAGGTTGATGAAATTATAGAAGACATTATCAAAGATGTTGAAAACAACAGGAACTCAAAAGAAGTAGACTCTATAATTAAATCAGGTGTTATAGAAAAGAAGATAACACCAATAATGGACAACATCAATTTGTTAATTGACTTACAGTCTACAGAAGGTGAGAAGTTAGCAGATGAAATGAAAGGTGTAATGTATACATTTTCAAACTTCATGGTTGGAGTTTTAGCATTATCATTTGTCTTATTAGGAACATTGATATATGATTTCATAAAAACAAAAAGGGAAGCAGCTAAACCTGTAAGGAGAACAAGAAAACCAGCAACAAAGAAACCAGTTAGAAGAACAACCACCGTTAAAAAATAATATTATGGGCTTTTGGAAAGAACTAGTAAGCGATGAGACAGATAGAGTTTCATCTAAACGTGTAGCAGGACTTTTATGTGTTGTTGCACTTGTAGCATCTTTGATTGCTAATACATTCAGTCATGAATCAATTAAACCTTCAGATATTCTTGTAGAGTCTGTGGCTTTATTTGCATTTGGAGCATTAGGTCTTACATCTATTGATAAATATACTAAAAACAAACAATAATGAGTAAGATTTCAGAATTTCAAGCTGCCAATGGATTAACAGCTGATGGTATTTTAGGTAAAGCAAGCTTTGCTAAAATGAAAGAATTGTGGAAAGTGACAGATGAACAATTAGCACATATCTTAGGACAATGTCATCATGAGTCTGGAGGATTTAAAGCTGATGTAGAAAATTTAAACTATAGAGCTAAAGGATTATTAGACATCTTCAAAAAATACTTTCCAACAGAAGCGTTAGCTAAAGCATATGAAAGACAACCTGAAAAAATTGCTAACAAAGTTTATGCATCTAGAATGGGTAATGGTGATGAGAAATCAGGTGATGGATGGAAATTTAGAGGAAGAGGTGCTTTACAATTAACTGGTAAAGATAACTACAAAGCATTTACAACATTCATTAAAGAAGATTGTGTAGCTAATCCTGATCTTGTTAAAAACAAATACTTTTTTGAAAGTGCTTTATTCTTTTTTAACAAGAATGGATTATTACCATTAGCTACAACTGTTACAACTGATTCTATTACAAAAATTAGTAAAC